TGTGGACGTCAGTCATGTACACAACATCACCCGTGACACCATCTACAGGCGCATTATGGTTTAACTCCGCAACTAATACACTAATGACCTGGAATGGATCACAATGGATCGCGGCTACACCGACCGCTACGTGTATGATTGACTCAAACGGTAACCTCATCTTTATCGACTCGGCAGTGGGAAGTTCGTCATTCATCGGTTTGACAAACGGCACGTTGTTTAGTTCTCTGACAACTCAAAACATCTTCCACGATGCAAAACCTGGCGTGGATGGTGCTTCTGATACGCCATCGTACAATGAAGTCGGTATTGGTACAGACGGAACACCAGACCAGCGCTTAGAACTGGCAAATGAAATTCGTTACGAGCTTGGATATCCAGTTGTTGACGTGGAATTAACACCACAGCAGATTGACTACGCACTAACTAAAGCACTGAATGAAATTCGTGCTCGTTCAAGTGCTGCATATACGCGCGGATTCTTCTTCATGCGTATCAATCCTGAACAACAGATTTACTTCTTGACGAATAAGATTTCAGGCATGAACAAAATTGTTGACGTGTTGGGTGTGTATCGCTTGACTTCATCGTTCATGTCTTCCGCACACGGTGCAGGTGTATATGGCCAAATCATCTTGCAACAATTGTACAACATGGGTACGTTCGACTTGCTGAGCTACCACATCATGTCTGAGTATACCAAGCTGATGGAAATATTGTTTGCTGCTCGTATCACATTTACGTGGGATGAAGCACAGCGCAGATTGCACATTCTACACCGTTTCTCGATGTCTGAAGAAGCTGTTGCAATTGAAGCAGCGGTGGAGCGTACAGAACAAGACATATTGACAGACAGAATTTTGCGTCCATGGATTCGTCGCTACACGCTTGCAACATGCAGACTAATGCTTGCTGAAACACGCGGTAAATTTGCTAGTTTGCCAGGCGCTGGTGGTGCTGTAACATTGAATGCAACTGAGTTACGTATGGCTGCTGCTCAAGAAATTGAGCTGTGTATTGCAGAGATTCAAGACTATATTGCAGACACTCCAGAAGAATGGAGCAGAAGCGATATTATCTTCGGATAATCGGGTAACCCACATAAATAAAGGGGAACAAAAGACCGTGGTGAGGGATGAACCCTCACTCACGCACAAAATAATGGTAAAGTTGCTAACCACCATAAATATTAGCATCTTCAATTATTTAATCTAAAGGAGAAGAAAGAATGAATATCCCAGCACCATTCTCGCTAGTCGACCTCGAGTTCGATAAAACGACAGAAATGGCCCTATTGCTTGACGCTCAAGCAGGTTACGCAACCATTACTTATGGTCCTAACTTCCCTGGCTCTAGCGCAGTAACGGGTCTAGCAAACGACACAACACCTTACACCGCAACGATTTCGATCGACGCTCTTGGTACACCACACAGCATTTCGTATTCTGCTCAAGGTTCCACGATCCAGACTTTTGCTACTTTGGTTTCATCTCTGCAAACAGCAGTTGTTCCATTCGCAACTGTAGCATTGGTTAACAACACGATTGTTATCACAAGCGCAACTACTGGTCCTACATCTTCTGTTGTAGTTACAGATACAGGTGGTTTCCCACTGTTTGGTTCTGTACATAACAGCGTGTATGCTTTGGTATCCAACGTATCCGTCAAAGGTACAAACGAATATCTGCAGTGGGGTCGTCTGGACACAGGTACACAGTCCAACGTACAATCTTCGATCACTTCGTTCTTGGCTGCTACAACAGCAAACACAAACGTAACATGGACAAGCGGTACTGATATTCTTGCCTTCTACCCAATCGCTCCTGCTACAACAGTTACAAACGATTCCGACACAGGCTTGACAGTTGGTACATTGTACGACATCAACGTCAATATTGACGGTGCTGGTGCAATCAACGTTCCAGTTAAATTGCCTCTGCTTGAAGGTAACAACTCCTACGTATCGTTCCAGCACTTGACTGATGCAATCAATGCTGCGTTCGGTGCAAACACAATTTTGGGTACAATTACAGCAGGTTCTGGTTATGTTAACGGCACCTACAACAACGTCCCATTGACTGGCGGTAAAGGTTTTGGTGCAACCGCAAACATCACTGTTTCTGGTAACGCCGTAACAGCCGTAACAATCGTTAATCCAGGTGCTGGTTACAAAGTTGGTGATTCCCTGTCCGCTTTGACAACAAACATCGGTGGTGGTACAGCTGGTACGGGCTTCGCAGTTGCAGTTGCAGCTACAAGCATCCCAGCAGTTGCAACCTTCACATCTGGTGCTGTTGCTTACGTCATGGTTACTTCGAACAACGGTAACGTTGGTACAACTTCTTCTGTTGCATTGACAGCAGGTACCAATAACAACGTGATTGCAGGTATTACAGCAGGTTATGGTGTTGCTAACGGTCCTCTGGGTGGTTACGAAGCTGTATCCTTCTCTCGTGCTGTAACAGTTACTCCAACAACTAGCCCAGGCATTGGTGGTGCAGGTACAAACTACGACTTCACAGTTGCTATTGACGGTGCAGCCGCTGCAACCCACACAGTTAGCTTGATTACAGCTGATACGATGACAACAATTGCAGGTAAGATGCAAGCAACATTGACAGGTGCAACAGTTGCAGCAGTAGGTACTGCATTGGTTATCACTAGCTCGTCTACTGGCACAGGTTCGACAATTGTTATCACTCACCCAACAACTGGTTCTAACGCAGACTTGTTTACTTCTATCGGAACAGGCTTGGTTGCAACAGTAGCATATGGTGCATCCTTCGCTGGTGTTGGTGGTGGTGCAGGTGTTAACGGTACAACAAACGTAACTTTCCCAGTTACTAAGACAGTTGCAGCAGGTAACGAAAGTTCCCAAGTCAACGTAGCAACAGTGTTCACAAACTGGTACGATGTGTTGCAGAAGTGGCCAAGCCCAACAGGCTTCGGTGCTCTGTTCACAACAGCTACAAACGCCAACATCAGAAAGACTAACAAGCCTTTCTCCAAAGGTGGCGCAATTCGTACAGCTGTGTACTACAACGGCACTGATTGGCTGTACTACGACACTGACGTCGCTGTCGGCGGTACAGGTACAACCGTATCTCCTCCAGAAGTGGTTTAATAGCCCTCTGAAGTAAGCAGTAAAACATAAATACTCTAGCCTAAAAACTAGAGTATTTTGTTTTGCACTATCGGAAATGATCAAATGAGCGACTGCGTACAGCTACCCAACGGAAAGACTACAACAAATTCAAGCAATTGGACTACCTGTAGGCCTTGGGATATAACAACCCAAGATAAAGCAAATACCTACATTGACAGCTTAACACAAGAAGCACTCAGTATTGCTGGTGCTCAAGTCAATGTCCACAAAATGCTAGGTGTGCATGAACAAACACTTCTTATTGACTTGACAGGTAGCGGGACCGCTATTTCGGGTGGAGCTGCTCCAAATTATCCAGCAAGCAATGCATTCGTAAAGCAGAAAAATGAGTGGAAATCTGCTCAGGTAGGTCTAACACCTATTACAAGTTCTGCATACATTGGTTATGATTTTGGTGTGGTGAAGCTAGCAAACGGAAGACAGCGCTATGGTATAGATGCCAATACGCGTCAACACATAACAACTATTCGTATTAAACAAAGCAATATTCCAACAGAACGCGTAACCCGCGCGCGAGTAGAACGATCCGATGATGGAAAAGGTTGGTATGGTGTTGCTGTAATCAATCTACCAGATAATGACGCTCTCAATACAATCTCATTCAAACAATCTGTACCTAGTCGTTTCTGGAGACTGCGCCCACTGACATTCAATGGTGGTGCCTGTGATAGTTGGGGCGTGCAAGCTCTCGAGATGCATGATTATTCGGCAACTGCAGTCGACAATATCCAAGATCCAATCTGGCTCGAAAATCGCGACCGAGATTACATGCAAACACCTATTTTGCTGAAGGGATACTACGATCTGCTGAATGTTAATACCGAGCTTATGCAGCTTGGCATGGGGATACCAAAGTCAATATACTTAGTGAAGGTCAACTTCAATGCGTGTGTTCTATCACTCGGTCGTCCATTAGTCATTGGTGATATCGTAGAGTTGCCAAGTGAAACACAGTTTACGCCTGATTTGCGTCCAGTAAAACGCTACCTTGAAGTTACAGACGTTACATGGGATTCCACATCGTATACACCAGGTTGGATGCCAACTATGCTGTTAGTTACCTGCGAACCTGCAATTGCTAAACAAGAAACCAGAGATATATTCGGAGACCTAGCAAAGCATGTCGATTCGTCTGGATTGTTTGATAACGATGATGGCAACAACAAAATGTTCCAAGACTATTCTGCAATCGACCAAACCATCCAAGCAAATGCAAACACTGCTCTGCCGGAACGTGGTAGCGAGGGCTCGAACACAATTCGTGAGTTCTCTGATGCTGAATTTGCACAAGCAGCAGCCGAAGGTATTCCGAACATCACAAAATTTGGCTTCAACCGTACAGGTTTGTATGTTGAGGACGCTATGCCACAGAATGGAGCACCATATACCGAAGGTCCAGTACTACCAGATGTAGCAAAAGCTAAGGATGGTGATTACCACCGTCTAACCTACGTTGGTTTGGCTGCTGACGTTCCTGCACGCTTATATAGATATTCTGCAGCTAAGAACAGGTGGGTATATTTGGAAACTGACCGCCGCGCGGAGTTTAACAATCAAAAAGTATCATTGGAAGAATACATCGGAAATCCAAACAAAGTATCCGACAGGAGCATTAAATAATGGCATTTCATCAGAACGAATACTGGTACGACCAGCAAATTAAGAACTATGTGCTACAATTCATGGCAATTTTTGCTGGTGTTCAGGTGCAAGTGGGTAAGTGGGGAACAGAAAACGAACAGCTAATCACTGTTCCTATTCACTACGGCCACCAAGACCGTGTTGTTGCAGCTATTATGGCGGAGAATACACAAAACAAGCCAATCCGCTTGCCAGCAATGAGTGCTTATATCAAAGGATTGTCTGTTGCTCCGGAACGTATGCATGGTACTGGACAAGAACGGAGGAATGCTTATACACCGGTAGGCGGACTGTTTCCCGACGACGTAAAGGTCGTACATCAACGTATGCCAGTCCCATATGATATGGAGATGGAACTATTCATCTACGTCAGTAATACAGAGCAACACTTCCAAATTCTTGAGCAAATCATGCCTCTATTCGATCCACAAATGAACTTGCAAACAAGTGACGCTCCTTTTGATTGGTCAAGGCTAAACTACGTAGAATTGACTACAGGCCCTACTATGAACACGAACTATCCTAGCGGAACCGATAGTCGTATAATCCAAAGTTCGTTGACATTCCGTGTGCCTATTCAGATCAGTATTCCGGCTGTAGTGAAAAACGACATTGTCAAGAAGATTTTTGTGCGTATTGGTGCTGTTGGAATGGCTACCCAGATGACGGACATTGTTGCAGAGTTGGATGCAGAAGGAACTCCATACCAGCTACAGATTGACGGAACACAGGTCAAGATCTAATTCTCTAACGGAAAGATTTCTTTCCTTTACGTCGATTTTCATGAAGATTTACACGTAATGGAAAGATTTCTTTCCGTTAGTAGTTACACGCTTAGCTTGAATCTCAGGGTCCTTTGCAGCACATCTGCCACTACAGTATCGAGGAAATGTATATCGTTCTCTTCCATTCATTCGCATCTTGGTAACCCTCCCGCATGTTTTGCAGGTTGGTTGTTCGCGTACCCCACGAATTAGACATTGAATTCTCGTCAGCACTGACGCTTCATACCGCAAAAATCGCGTAGCATAGATTATTTTCTGCATCAACTCAGGAAAAGCAAGCAGTTTCTTCTTATATCTCGCATTTACTGTGCCATCGGCATCAATAATCTTGTACGACTTCATTATCTGTAGCAGCAATCCAACCATACCTTGTCCTTTCAACCATCCCTGGTATTTACACTAATCTTGCCAAAAATTCACCTATTACCATAAATACCTCCACATTCAACCAAGGAGAATTATTATGGCTAGTCTTGTTTCCCCAGGCGTATCCGTAACGGTAACGAATGAGACTTTCTTCATTCCAGCCGCTGCCGCTACTGTCCCTCTATTCTTTATCGCTACAGCCGATGAGAAGTTCCAAGCTGACGGCATTACGCCAGCTGCTGGTACTTACGAATCTAACGTAGTTCGCACAGTTACTTCGCTTCAGCAAAGCACACAACTGTATGGTGTCCCTAAGTTCTTAGTAGACACCAACGGTAATGCGCAGCACGGTGATGCACGTAACGAATACGGTGTATTTGCTATGAATCAAGCATTGGGCACGGTAAGCCTTGCTTATGCTGTTCGCGCAAACATCAACCTGAATGACAATCTGGCAGATCTTCGCACTTTCTGGAACCGCGCAATGACGGATGCAGCTTTTGTGCTTGAAAATCTTGCTACTGCTTTCATCAATGAAGTGAACGTAACTAACGGTGTTACTTCTGGTACACCACCAAAGAATATTCGTACACTAGGTACAATCTTGGGCGGTTCTGGTTATACACCACTAACAGGCACATTCACTTACAACAACGTTCCACTAACTGGTGGTGCTGGTACAGGTGCTGTTGCTAATATCACTGTTACTAACGGTGCTGTAACTGCTGTTCAGTTGGTAAGTGGTGGTACAAACTACGCTGTTAACGACGTATTAACTACAGCTGCAGCTAACATTGGTGGTACTGGTTCTGCATTCTCTGTAACTGTAGCTTCTGTAATCTCTTACAAACAAACACTGACTCAATCTGAGTTGATGTCGCTTGCAACACAAGCTACTGCAACTGTTTGGGCTAAATCTTCCTTTGCGCAATTGTCCACAGACTTCTTGGGCGATCACACTGCTGCTCCTTATTCTGTGTATAGCGGTCCAAGCGGATATAACGGCGCTCCAGTTCCACCAGGATTCTTGGGTCTTGCTGGTATTGCCGCTGCGTGGGTAGTTGCTGGTTCTGGCTCTATTCCACCAGGTACAGGTTGGTTGCCAACAGAAGCATACAACACGCTTATCAACGCTGCAAACTCGTTCCAGTACACACTGCAATTCTTGAACAAGACAAGCCTTGGCGCTAACGATGCTGCTCGTCGTGTTGCGATTGTTACTGCTCTAAACGCAGTCATCAATAGCAACAGGGACATTCGTTCGGAAACATACGAATTCAACTTGATATTGGCTCCAGGTTTCCCTGAAGTTGCAAATGCAATGTTGAACTTGAGCATCGACGTTAAAGAAGAAGCAATGGTTATTGCTGATACACCATTCACTGCAGATCCAGACACAGTAGTTACGTGGGCTGCAACAACGGCTCGCCAGACATCACAGAACGTAGTTTACTACTACCCACACGGTCTATCGACTAACCTCGATGGTGCAACCGTATTCTGTGCAGCATCTGGTGTCGCATTGGCAACAATCGCATACAGCGATAGCGTATCTGAACTCTGGTTGGCTCCAGCTGGTACACGTCGTGGTTTGGTTTCTGTTGCAACAGACGTTGGTTACATCACAGGCACACTGGGAACAGCTACAACATTCAATCCAGTTGCTCTGAACCAAGGTCAGCGCGACAACCTGTACAAGTACTTCACAAACATCAACCCAATCGTGTTCTTCCCAGGCCGCGGTTTGATTGTTTGGGGTCAGAAGACATCTGCACCAGCAGCTTCTGCTACAGACCGTATCAACGTAATGCGTTTGATCATGTATGTGCGTCGTCAGCTCCGTAAGAACACAATGTCGTTCGTGTTCGAGCCAAACGACCAGCTCACTCGTAACAATCTGAAGGCTGCAGTTGACGCTTTCTTGGGTGACTTGATTGTTAAGCGTGGTTTGTACGACTTCGTGACAGTGTGCGATACATCAAACAACACACCTGATCGAATCGACAGAAACGAAATGTACATCGACATCGCTCTGAAGCCAGTAAAAGCAGCTGAATTTATCTACATTCCAATCCGAATCGTAGCTACAGGTGCAAAACTGACAGCCTAATAGCCGTCAATAGTGCAGTAAATACGCAAATGCCTCAGGTTGAAATATACCTGAGGCATTTTGCTTTCTTGTAATTTTTCTCCTAATATTCTGGCATTCCCCATAAATATTCTCACAAATAAGAGTATTTTTAAGGAGCAATCTAATGTCAACAATATCAGATATCGGTATCCCAGGTGTAGGCTCTGGTATTCTCCACCCAAAACAGAAGAACCGTTGGCGCGTGACTTTTGCTAACCTAGGTGGCGGTACAGACAGCCAACCACTTTCCATGCAAGCAATTACAGTCGACCGTCCAAAGCTATCTTTTGCTGAAGTCGAACTTCACCGTTACAACTCCATCGCATATGTTGCTGGTAAGCACTCATGGGATGAAATGAAACTTACGTTGGAAGACGACGTTACTGGTTCTGCATCTGCTGTTATCCAAGCACAACTGCAAAAGCAACAGTGGTTGATTGGTGCTGAAGGTCAATGGCTTGCCGCAGCTGGTGAAGGTTCAATTTACAAATTTGTCACGTACCTGGAACAGCTTGACGGTAATGACGTAGTTGTCGAAAAATGGACTGTAGAAGGTTGCTTCATTAAGAGCGCTAACTACGGTGAAAACGACTACAAAACTGGCGATGCAATGACAATTGAATTGTCACTCCGTTTCGATCACGCTCGTCAACACCTCGGTGGTTACAACCAAGGCCGCGGTATCGCAACTGGTGGTGCAGGTATTGCCTAATCCACAAAGGTTGTTTGACGTACTCAAGGGAGCGGTTTACCGCTCCCTTACCTTTTTACTAAATATATGTACCTAGTATGAGGAAATATCATGGCTGATCCACGTTTTAAATGTCAAGTTAGTGCTGCCGCTGCGCAGTCCAAGGCTCGTGCATTTGGACAAGCTGTTGGCAAAATTGGTGATCTTAATGTCATGAATTCTGTTGGTGGTGGTCAGGTAGGTGCAGGTCTACGTACACTAGCAAGCGTGTCAAATTCAATTAGAACGGGGTGTGGAGCATTGCCTTCCTCAATTGGTGATAGTCTTGCTACAGGTACGGAATGGGTATTGGGACACGTTGGTTTGACATCTACAACACTTAGTGCTGTGCAAGGACTCAATCCACAAGTAGCAAACCAAGCCCAAGCCCAAGCCCAACAAATTTTCCAGCAAGTTAAAGCAGGACACTTTAAAATATCCGATATCCCTTCGTCCATGCAAGACCTGCAAAATCTAGAACGTCTTGCTCGTAACATCTATACGCCGCCAACAGGCAATACGATGATAAACGAAACAGTTGATTGCACTACCACACCATACGCAATGCAGTTGATCCAACTTGCTCCAAAGCACAAATTCATGTTTGTGGTGGAGATTGGTTTTAACACTGGTTATGAGGAATTAAATAATGGTACGGATGTTGTTGCTTTAGTCGTCAAAAAATCAACACGCCCATCGACAAAGTTTATATCCGAAGATGTTAACTACTACAACTTCAGGTCTAAGGTTATTACCAAAACCGAACACGAAGACATGAAAATGACGTTCCATGACGATTCTCTGGATGCGGCATTGTTATTTGTCAACAACTACAGACGAGCGATGTCGCCAGTAGCATCAATGGATGATGATACAATATCCTTTACTGAAAGGGGTATGGATTTTGGTCAATCATTAGTGGGTGATGCGCCTATTGGATCTCAGATTCCAGCTAACCTCTATTCGGCATCTCGTGGCCCTCTCGCCAACGATAACATCACCGTCCTCGAGTATATAACACTATACCAAATCTTCAATGCTGGTACAGAAGTTAACCAATTTGTATTCCTAAACCCACGTATAACGCAAATTGACCTTGATGATGTAGACATGGCAGTGGGTAACGAAGGAAACGAAGTATCCTTCAGCTTTAACTACGATAGCGTAACCTTAACAACAGTTCCAATGGCTGCCTTGACGGACGACAACAATGGTATATTCCCAGGCCAAGATGGTGCTTCATATCCATTGCGCAACAATACGGATATTGCAAAAGCAAATGTCGCTCATGCTGCTTTGCCACAACCACCAACGCCAGACTTGTGCAAACCACCTGCTGATCAAAATACAGGCATCAAATCCTATATTCCAACGGTATAACATATGGAAGACAATAAAAAGCAGATATCTGCACGCAGTATACCACAACGTGCTCCAAGAAGCAAGGCATATCGTCAAGGCTTGTTTACACCTAAGAATCCTGAAAAATACATTGGCGATGTCACAAAAATTCGCTACATGTCTTCGTGGGAATTGGAAGCACACTCATTCTTTGATCGCAATGACCGTGTAATTCGTTGGAGCAGTGAGCCTATTGCTATCCCGTATATCAAGCCAACTGACGGGAAAATCCACAAATATTATCCCGATTACTACGTTGAATACATTGACAAAGACAAGAATGTTGTTCGTGAGTTGATGGAATGCAAACCAAAGTCTCAAACCCGTGCTCCACGCGCAAATCACAAGCATAAACTGTACGAACAGGTAACATTTGCAGTTAACCAAGCTAAGTGGGCTGCTGCTATTGAATGGTGCAAACAGCGCGGAATATCATTTCGTGTGATTACAGAAAATTCGATATTCCGATAACTGAATTAAGTATATTTAGTTAACTCTTCATAAATACTTCCAACTGAAGGAGTATTATATGAAAACCACCGAACAATTTATTCAGGAATCAAAAGCGTTACACCCAAATAAGTATACATATACCAAGACTGTTTACGTTGGGTGTATGCAAAAAGTAGTATTAACTTGCCCAGTCCACGGCGATTTTCAAGTTACACCTAACAGTCATCTGTCCACTCAACGAAGTGGGTGTCAAAAATGTGCCAAGCGGCACCATTATAGCCAACAAGAGTTTATCGAAGAGGCAATAAAAATACACAAAAATAAATACGATTACTCCAATGTAACATACATTAACAATAAAATTAAAATTGAAATTATCTGCCCAGAGCATGGAAGCTTCTTTCAGTTACCTGTTGTACATACACGCAATGGTGGAGGGTGCAAAAAGTGCGCAGCCGGACAAGCCGGGAGTTATCATAAAAAGAATACAGCTTGGTTTATTGAAACTGCAGTATCAATTCATGGTACCAAATATAATTACGCTAGTACAACGTACAAAAGATACCACGATAAAGTTGAAATCATCTGCCCTGAACATGGTTCATTCTTTCAGACTGCGGGGTCACATCTACATAATAGAAGTGGGTGTCCTATGTGCTCATACAGAGATTATGAAGGTGGGTATGGCATTAAACGTTTTGCCAACCATCCGGAAATTAAAAATAATCCTGCGGTATTGTATGTGGTTCGAGTGCACAACGATCAAGAAACTTTTGTTAAAGTAGGAATTACACAGAAAACAATAGATGAACGACTCACCGGTCGTTTACCATATTCATACGATGTCATTGGCACAGTTTCTGGAAGACTATACAACTTATTTCTCGTGGAGCAGGCAGTCAAGAAACAGCTGAAATTACAAAAATATAGACCTAGTATAAAATTTAATGGACACACCGAATGCTTTAATGTTGAAACTTTATCTGAATTGTGTCAACTTGTTGGCATAAATACCTATGAATAAGCCGGAGAACTGCAGTGGATATCATTACTACCGAAAAATACGTGTCGCATCCTTTGGAAGAGGTACTTAACCTCGAAGAGTGTACTACGCTCGTAGAACACAAGGAACTTGCGCCTATTGAACAGATACAGCCTGTTAATTATGACGCTAAGGACAATGAAATCAACGGTAAGCTGGAAGATATCTACTCTACCGCAATGGGCCAAGTAGTAACAATTGCGGATGAAATGGATAGAGTTGAAGGCAAATACAAAGCACGCATTGGTGAGGTTTCTGCAACCATGCTCAACGTTGCTCTGAGTGCTGTTCGTGAACAAGCACAAATCAAGCAGCATAAGGATAAAAATACTAGCTCGGCAGGTACAGGTGGTCCAACCACTATCAATAACCTCAACGTAACAGCTGATCGCAATGAAATTCTGCAGCTGTTAATGAAACAACGCACCAATACATGATACATCAAAAAACTGCACCCAATACACAATCTAGGTTGCATACTGGTGCGCAGACACAAGAATTCATCAAGCAAAAACTCGAGCAGAAGTACAAAGACTCATTCGAGTTCATTTCAATGGCCCGTCCTGGTAGTGATGCGCCAGATCTCATTGTACAGATCAATAAAATGAAGCTTCAGTTTGAAATCAAAGGTCGTGATACCACACAAAGTTCAGTTACGTTCTTCGACAAATCCATTCGTCGCGGAAAACGTGTGGAGTTATTGGACCGCATGAGCTCTATATTCACACGCAATCGCTACACCACATTTGAAGAAATGATAGATGGATATCGCGCTACAAATAACTGTGTGGGATATCCAGGCGATGAAGGAACACCAAAGTCCGGTAAACTGCCATCCGAACTTCGTACACGCAATGACCATCTCATTTCGGCACAAATGCATGCAATATTGCTGGAACACTTTAGCGATAATGGTGACAACTATTTCGCTGTATACAACCGCAAAAATGAACAGACAGCTGAGATTTTCTACACAGGATATGGTCCAAATCCACTCAATGCTCCAGCTTTGCCACCACTCGATTTTATCGCGCTAGATACACATGGCGGCTCGTATAAAGGATCTATGCGCGTTGCAATTAAAGGACATTTGATTGTTCCTCCATCCGGATTGCAGCTTTAATAGGTAACCCGTTAAAAGTCATGTGTAAATAGGTGCATGACTACACTAAAATACACACCCCACCAAATACAAGAATTCGTGCGATGTGCTGATCCAAAGTATTTCATCAGCACATATTGCAAAATTAACCACCCATCACGGGGACTCATTCCGTTTGCACTCTATGATCACCAGCGCGAAACACTAGATGCATATGTTGAATACAATTATACAGTGGTTGATCATTCCCGTCAGACCGGCGACAGCGTAGTTACTGCAGCATACTTGTTGTGGTATGTGATGTTCAATGACAACAAAAGTGTGATGGTCTTAAATTCAAAGGATGCAATTGCTGTAGAATTTATGCAGCGTATCCGCACTATGTATGAACACTTGCCGGCTTGGCTAAAGTGGACAACAGCATACAACAATAAACACGACATCCAGTTTGACAATAATTCACGCATCATATCACGCCATGCTAGTTGTTGTGCAACTCGCGGAATGGCATTAAACCTGTTAGTACTGCATGATTGTGAATGGGTTCGCAACGATACGATGCAAGAGACTCTTGATGCTGCGTATCCATGCATAGCGTGCGATAGAAGTAAAGTCATCGTTACGGGAGCGCACAATCCAACAGCAACAGCTTTGACGGACTTTAAGTCGATGCTGCTCAGTAATCCTAATAGTAAACACCGCATAATTACTTGGGATATGGTTCCAGGCCGCAATCAAGAGTTCAAGGATCGCATGATAGCAGTAATTGGCGAAGAAGCATGGAAACGAGAGTACGGTCATGGCAAAGCCTAAGAATCCCTACTTAAAACGTGCTAACGAACAGCACGAATATACAGTAGAGCAAGTCCGTGAGCTACAACGCTGCATGGATGATCCAGAGTACTTCATTCATAACTACTGTCAATTGCAGCATGCAACTGAAGGCTCTATGCCTTTTCACCTACGTGATTATCAACGCAGGATTGTTAAATGCTTTAATGAGAACCGACTATCAATTGCACTAGCCCCTCGTCAGATTGGTAAATCTTGGATTGCTGGCGCATACTTGTTGTGGTTTGCTATGTTCAAGTTCGAAAAGACAGTGCTGATTCTGTCGAACAAAAACGACAACGCTATGGAAATGATTCACCGTGTTCGTTTCATTTATGAACGCTTGCCACACTGGATTAAACCTGGTTTGGCCGATGACGGTTGGAATAAGCACACAGTAGGCTTCGATAACGGTTCGCGTATTATATCGCAAGCTACTTCCGAAAACTCTGGTCGTGGTTTGGCTGTATCGCTACTGTTCCTGGACGAATTTGCGTTCGTGCGCGATACAGTTGCTGAAGAATTCTGGACTTCCGTTTCGCCTACCTTGGCAACTGGTGGTCAATGTATTATCTGTTCTACTCCTAACGGTGACTCCAATAGATTCGCGCAATTGTGGCGCGGTGCTCTGCTTAATGCCAACGGTTTTGCTGGAATTGAAATCAAGTGGAATGAGCCTCCCGGACGTGATCAGAAGTTTAAAGACCAAGAAATTGCCAAGATTGGTGAAACACGTTGGAAGCAAGAATATGAATGTATGTTCATTTCTAGCGATCCGTTGCTGATTGATACAGTTGTTCTTGCAATGTTGACCAAAAAAGTTGAGGAATCTCCTGTATTTGGCACTATTGGTGAAATTGTATTCTACAAACAACCGCTGAAAGGT